CTATTGGAACCACATCTAGTCCAACATTTGCTTCATTGACTTTAACTTCCCCACTAGCTGTTTCAAATGGTGGTACAGGAACTACAACATCAACAGGTACAGGTTCTGTAGTTCTTTCAAACTCTCCTACTTTAGTAACGCCTAATCTCGGTACACCCAGTACATTGGTACTTACGAATGCTACTAATTTATCATTAACTACTGGCATAACCGGTATATTACCAATTGGTAATGGTGGTACCAATAGTTCTACAGCTCTTGCTAATGGATTCTTAATGGAATCAAGTGGTGGGAAGATCATTGAATCAGCTATTACAAGTTCAACTACTGGATCAGGTAATGTCGTTTTAGCTACATCCCCTACTCTTGTTACTCCAGCATTAGGTACGCCAAGTGCTGCTGTTCTTACAAATGCTACAGGACTTCCTCTTACTACTGGCGTAACTGGTCAACTTGTAGTCATGAATGGTGGTACTGGATTAGCTACATTGACAGCTCATGCAGTATTGCTTGGTGAAGGTACATCAAATATTGCTTTTGCTTCTCCAGGAGTAGGTGGTACATTATTAATCTCACAAGGTGCATCTTCGGATCCAGCTTTTGAAACGATGTCTGGCGATGCTACAATTAGTTCAGGTGGTGCATTAACCCTCGCTACTGTAAACTCTAATGTAGGATCTTTTACAAATGCTAATATAACTGTTAATGCTAAAGGATTAATTACAGCTGCAGCTAATGGTTCTCCTGGTGGTGTAACTTCCATAAATACCTTAACTGGGGCAGTAGTTTTAGCTGCAGGTACAAATGTTACATTAACTCCTCTTGGCAACACAATTACTATTGCCTCAACTGCTGGTACTACAGCATATAGAGAAGATTATGTAGTTGGTACAGCATTAAATAATTATACTGGATCAACAACTATCTTTAATTTAGTAAATTCTTATAATGTTGGTAGCCATAGTTTAATTGTAACTCTTGACGGAGATGTACAGACTATTGGATCTGCTGTTGATTATCTTGAAACAAATAGTACAACTGTTACATTTAATAATGCTCTTATAACTGGGCAAAAGGTTTCGTTTATTTTTCAAACAGCTGTTACGAGTGCAGGAATTGTTAACGCTGGAACAATTGGCCAGTTAGCTGTTTATACAGCATCTAATACAGTAGGTAGTATAAGCACGAATGTTTCTGCCGGTGGGAATAAGGTTACAAATCTTGCAGCGGCAACAACAACAGGTGACGCTTTATCTTGGGGAAATGTAGTAAGTACGCCAGAATTAATATTGCCTACTACTGCCCAAATCTCCTCAAATATGAATGTAGCAGGTTTGTCTACTTTAAATAATCAAGCAAATACATCAGGATTAGTTATTCAGGGATTTTCAGGTGGTGTTCCTGGTCAGGTTATTGTTTTTACAAATAATACTTCTGATGATCAAGCGCATGAGGTTACATTTGTTTACAACGGTACTGGATCACAGATATTTTTGTTACCTTTTTATACAAATCTAATTATTGGACCTAGAGGCGCAGCTACATTTATTTTTGATCCAGCTACGGCTGGTGGTTGGTTTTGCACGGGTTATTCAAGTGGTACTGGACAAATTATAGGTACAGTTACTAATGATGCTGCTGTTACAGGTAATGTTGGTGAGGCCGTCCGATCCACCGTTAGTAGTGTTAACGTCGGGACATCTAACCAGTGGGCAGATATGACTAGTATAAGTCTGTCCGCCGGGGACTGGGATGTTACCGGGCTTTTCAACGTGCAGCCCAACGGTGCGACGATCACGGTTTGCGAATTCGGTATTTCTACGACAAGCGGCAATTCCAATTCAGGTTTAACGTTCGGAGACAACTATCTTGGGGTCCCGGCCCCCACGACGACGGTCAATAACTATGTGGGAACGATTGCCACGTATCGTTTCTCGCTATCAACATCAACGACAATCTATCTAAAAGCGTTCGTTACGTATTCGGGGGCGACGCCCAAATTTTTTGGTCGACTTTCAGCAAGGAGAGTAAGATAATTTATGACACGAACAACAATTAATGATTCTCTTTTTGGAACAGATCCTTCAGGGGTAGCTAATATTCTTGATAATGGTGGTTTTGAGATTTGGCAAAGGGGTACGACGTTTACGAATCCAATCAATACAGCTTATACTGCTGATAGATGGTATTTAGCTTATAGTGGTTCTTTTACTGGTGTTGTATCTCAAAATTCTTCTACAGTCGATACTGGATTATATTCTCTTGAGCTTAATACGACAAATGTTTCTAGTCTTACAAGTGGTATATCTATTGGACAAGATCTTGAATCGTGGCCTGCTGGTAAACCGATAACAGTATCTGTACGAATTAATTCGAATGTGTCTGGTGTGAATGTTGATATCCAACAGAACGGTATAGGATCAAGTGCTTCTAGTAATTACGTAGCTAATACGGGTTGGCAAACGTTGACTGCGACATACACGCCAACTGGAAATAGCAATACTGTTCGAGTATACGTAAATTGTCCAAATGCTATACAAACAACCTATATGGATTCTGCAATATTGACTGTTGGTTTACAACCTGCTTCAGCTTTTATTGGTATTCATCCTCAGGTTGATTTAGCTCGATGTCAACGATATTATTGGCAACAAAATTCTAATAATACTGGTCCAGTAGCCATGCTGCAATGTACTTCCACTACATCTGCTTATGGATTGATTTTTTATCCAGTAGAAATGCGAACAAGAGCTACTACAACTTTAACAGGTCAAACAATTTCAGAATTATTTACAGCAACACAGGGTGGAGCAACAACTCTTACTATTACTATTGGTACTAATATACGCTCAGCTGAAATTACTGTTACAGTAGGGAGCGGCATTGTCGCTGGAAATGCCACCGCATTAGTACCAACTAACAATGGCTTTATTATAGAATATTCATCTGATCTTTAAGGAGAATGCAATGGCGTTACGAATACAAAAGAATGTAGATGGTAGTTTTAAAGATAACAGATCCGCGAATACAGCAGATATGTTTTGCGATGTTTGCAGGCATGCTCAAGCTGCTGTTAATATAAACAATTCTGCAATATATGTAAATGATATACATGGAAATACTACTGCAATTAGTCTTGCTTGCACGACAATTGGTGGTTCTTGTGATAGTATAACATTTTGGCCTTTATTGAATGGTACAGCTGACGCTGTAGAACTTGCACTTGTTAAAACAGCCTAAAAAGGAATCTTACAATGGGTGATTCATTCCAGATACTTCCAGATCAAAGTCAATTCGGGCCTGATAGCCTTGAATGGTACTTTCTTTCTATTAGAGAAAAGAATAAATGGATTCTCAATATGAGTGGAGAACGTGTATTACTTTATAAGAAACGTTATGAAGGGCAACGTTGTCCACTATTTGATCCTGATAGACATACAAGCGCTCAGCACGAGGATGCTATTTGTTATGGTACTGGATGGCTTGCTTTAGATGCGAATTTAACTGGACCAAATGCCGGTGGTCCTTATTATGGATACTTTCAACCCCTTGAGATTGTCGTCAGTCTTCTTTCTAGCGGACCAACTGATTTAGCCTTGACAGATTACGGACAGCAACGTATTTATAAACCTCATTCTTGGACGGCTTTTGAACCCTTGCTTACTCCAGGTGATTTGATCGTACGTAGAAACAATGAAAGATTTTTCGTAACTCAGGTATTCCCTCGAAGATGGAAACACTTCGTAACGCATCAGGATTTTGAACTCGCAGAAATTGAGCGTGCCTCAATAGTATATACGCTCCCAAGTGGACTCTAATCATGGCAAACTCTAATCCATATTTAATCCTAACTCGAGTACGTACCTCTGTTATCCGTGAGCTTAAAGAGATTTTTGCTCCCAGACATAATACAGCAGTGGTTCCTCCATTTCAATATAATTATATTGAAACAGCCTCTTCAGCTAATCTTACGTTTTATGGCAACCCAGCAAATGGTGATACCTTTACTATCGGCACGAATGTGATTACCTTTGTTAATATGACGCCTACAGGATTACAGGTCAAGATTGGTGCAACACAACAGATCACGTTGGCTAGTTTAGTTGCTCTCATCAATGCGAATTCCAGCACATTGCTTGTAACAGCGCAGACAAATACAATTCCAAATCAAATTCAATTACTAGCTACAACTTCTGGTGTATCAGGGAATGCAATTACATTGGCTGTTGTGTCTACTGTTTTAAAACCCTCATCCCCAACCCTAATTAATGGTGGGTTGTTTGACTTTGATAATTCTGAGATTTTTATCTCTGATGCTGTCCCACAGGATTATCAAGATTGGCCATGTATCGTAGTAGATACAGCCAGTGCAAGCGAGACTCGTTATTTAGGGCCAGAAGATAGCTTCCAAGCCAAGAATTCCGCTAATGTCGTTATTCAGGATCAGATATTCTCAAGTCTTGTTGTAGTCGTTAATATTAAGGTATATACTATTGATGACACGTTAGCCCGTGATAAGATCATTGATCTTATTTATAATAACATATCAGAGATTAGGCATCAGCTTGCTGTAAATGGTATTGAGATGATTGATCGTACACTTCCCACTGAAACTAGATTGGTTCAGAATCAGCGTGTTTATATTGAAAATCATTTTATATTAAGGGTTTATTGCGAATGGTCAGACAACCTAGCTATTACAAATGTAAGCAGCATTAGCGTTGATGTACCTGTTTATACAGCAGGTATCCCAATTATAAATAGTCCTTTAGATGCTTCTTATAATGGTAATTTCCCCTTTAATTATGTTATAACCGCTTTAAATTCACCTACTTCCTACGCTGCTATTGGCTTACCATCAGGATTAACCGTTGATGCTTCTAACGGGCTTATCTCCGGTGTTCCTACGCCCTCTGGTACTTATTATGCAACGTTATCTGCTATCAATGCAACTGGCACAGGAACGCAGAATTTAACGATAACTGTATCATAAGTAGATAACAATAATATTTGTGATAAAAGTATAATATTTCTCCATTATAATAGGAGCACTACGTTCATAGCGTAGACTATTCTTGTTTACCGACAATTTTGTAACTAAAAAATCGATTTAAAATCTTTGTTAAGGAGATTCACAATGCCTTCAATTAATAATCAACCAGTTTTACCAGGAGTTTACGATCAAGTACAGCAACAGCTTTTAGCTTCTGTAACAGGTGGCATAAGAGTTACTGCTTTTATTGGTACCGGTCGATTAACCAATTTAGTTACGGGTGAAGCAGTTACTCGTGGATCAGGGAACACTGATGTGCTTGCTCACAAGGCAGTCGCATTGGATGGAACTACGATCACAGATGCTAATTATGCTACCTACGAAAATGGCATTGATTATATTCTAGGCTTTGCTTTCACAGTTACGACAGTAACAGATAGCACGCATCTAGTCGTTGCATCAACAACTGGCATGACTGCTGGAGATACAATAACACAGATTAATAACGCTGGAACTTTTACGACAACAATTACAACTGTCACTGACAGTACACATCTAGTTGTTGGAAGCACAACCAACTGGGTTGCAGGAGAAGCAGTTGACGTGTCAGTCGGTGATATTACTTGGCTTTCCTTAGCTGCAAGTCTTACTGGTACAGCTTCTGATCCTTACACAAGTCTTAGTGGATTAAATTTCCAGTTAAGCGTTGCTGGTGGTCCAATTCAAACAATTCCTTTTACAACTGAAACAACAGCTGCTGAAGTTGCTGCTACGATGAACGCATATTTTAGTGCACATACTATTGCAGCAATCGCATCTGCTACAGAAGTTTCAGTACCAGCTCTTGCTTCAGCTTCTACATATGCTGTTATTGCAAGCAGCACTATTACAAACACAGGTAGCACAACCTTAACAGGAAATGTAGCTTTAAGTCCTGCTGGTTCTATCACAGGTTCTCCAACAGTTGTTGGAACAACCAACAATGGTAACAGTGCAGCTGCTACAGCTTTAGCTGACGCTACTACAGCTTATACAGCATTTCAAAATCTCACTGGTGCAACAGTATTGACTGGTGATCTTGGTGGACGTACACTAACAGCTGGCGTTTACAAATTCGCTTCTTCAGCAGCACTTACTGGTACACTTACATTAGATGGTCAGGGCAATCCTGACGCTCAATGGGTATTCCAAATTGGTTCTACACTCGTAACAGCTACAGCTGCTATCGTAACTATGATCAATAGTGGAAATGCTGGTAATGTTTACTGGCAGGTTGGAAGTTCTGCTACATTAGGAACAGCTACACAATTTAAAGGAACAATTCTTGCTCAAGCCAGTGTCACTGATGATGGTGGTAGCACAATTATGGGTCGCTTGTTTGCTTTGACAGCAGCCGTTACCTTAAATAACACCACAGACACAGTTGTTGCAGGATCTTCTGCTCCTGGCACTTTGGTAATTTCTACGACAGGTACTTCTAACTCTTCTCTTACAGTTGAAAACGGGACAGCAAATGCTATCCTCGGTTTCGTAGCTGGTTCATTGGTTTCTACTCCTTCTCGTCCAGTAGCAGGCGTAGTTTACTATCCTAATTACGAATGGGCAAAAGCATTGGGTGATGGACAGAATTCTTTCCAACCTCAATTCTTTTTCACACAGAATTTCACAACAATTACAAATGCAATGGGAACCGTTGGTGGTGGAGATAGTCAAACAGCCAACATGAACGGAGCTTGGACTCTTCCAATCGCAGCACAGCTTGCTCAGCAAAACGGCGCAAGTATTGTTTGTTTGATGCAGATGAATCCAGCAGACGGTTCGAACGCTTCTCAGGTTCGTGCAGCTCTTCAAAAACTTTTCATTCCAAACATCAACATCGTTGTATCTCTGGATGCTGCAGACAATGCAATGCTCATTCCAGATATTACAGCACACGTTGAGACAGCGTCTAGCACGATCAACCGATTAGAGCGCACAGCTTTCATTGGTTTTGCCGCTAATGATCCTAGCTTCACAAACATGACAACAATGCTTGGTTATGCAACCGCTGCTTCTAGCAATCGCGTTGTCGTAGTTAACCAAACATCTACAACCGATTCTATGTTCATCGGGACAAACCAGACAGCATCCACAGTTGATGGTACGATGATGGCTTCAGCTTTAGCCGCTCTTCGTACCAACCCAGCCTTCGATGTTGCACAACCACTTACTCGTGAAGTCGTAACGGGTATCACAACAACAAATACCCTGGCTCAGGCACAGAAAGTAATCTTGTCAAATGCTGGCGTACTCATTGTTGATAATATCAGTGGTTCTGCTAAAGTTGTGTTTGGAACGACCACAGAATTCGACACAATTTTGAACCAGCTATATCAGGTTACAGAAATCACCGATTATACGGCTCAAACACTTCGTGGACTTCTCGATCCAATCTTCATCGGACAGAAGTTGCTTTCGAATACTCCTTCACAGGTTGAAACTGTTTCAGGAGCAATTCTACAGACAATCGAAGATGCAGATATCATCGAGTCTTTCGTACAACCTACAGCAACAGTAAATCCATTACAGCCTACGCAGATTCTGCTTCAGGTAGGTATTCAACCAGTATTGGAACTTGACACAATTCTAATTACGCTTGGATTGAACTTAGTATAAGATATTAGCTAAAAAGAAATTTAGGAAATTTAAGGAGAATCACAATGGCTGAACTTGGAAATACAACTGCAAGGCTTTCTACTAGCGTATCATTATTCGTTTTACCTCAGAGCTTGAATGCAACAACTCTGAATAACCCAGCAGCTCTCTTGGCTCTAGCTACACAGAGTGCAAAGATTGGTGCGGTACAATCATTTACTCAAACACAACGTCGAAACACAGACTTTCGATTTGAATTGGATAGCGATCAACAGGGTAAACCAGTTGAACGTCTTCCTCGCACGGTTGATGAGTATTCTTTACACGCAGATCGTGTAATGCTCTATGTTTCTGATGCTTTAGAAACACTTGGCATCACAGGTGATGACATTGTAAATAATAATGCTCCTATCGGTATCCTGAAGCAAGAAATTGCACCAGCAGGTTCAGGTATACCAACAAAATCCACAATCTTCACAGGCGTTTGGATCCATAGCGTAGGTGCAACCTATAATATCAATGGTGGCGATCTTCGCGTCATGGAAGCAGTTGATTTTGGTTATACAGGTTCTACAGTAATTGGCGAACCAGCATAAAAAGAATAGTTGCATAGAACGCAAAGACATGCTATAATAGAAGTGAAAGATAAGTATAAGGAGTTTTAAAATGGATTTGAAAAGCTTTAGCAATCTGAATCGAGTTGAACGCGAGTTTGACGTAGTTAATAATTTAAAAGTTTCAATGCACACTTTGTCTGTTCTTCAGCAACAGCAAGCCTTAGCCGAACTACCTACCTCTCCATTAGGAATGGACAATGCACTTCGCGCTGTCATTCTTCAACAAGCTCTACTTATCTATGCAATTGATTCTATTAATGGCGAGAAGGTTGATTTGCCAACTGTTAAAAAATTTATTCAAGACTTACAGGCTCCAATTTTTAATGCAATCTACAACTGCTACGATCAAATGGCACAAGAACAAGATCTTGCACTAGAAGAACTTAAAAAAAAAGTGAGCTAATCCCCTTCCGCGATCTTTGGATTGTTTCCAAAGCCCTCCATGTCTCTCCAAAATCTGATGCTATTAAAGAACTTTCTCCTGCTGAGTACACATGGATTCTCATGAATCACGTTAAGGATGAAGAGGAAGAATTTGAGAAGACTAAACTACTTTGCAGATTTTTAAATCCAATAGCTGCACAGACACTCTTTGATAGAAAACCGGTTGAGATAACTGTAAGCACAGAATCTGTTATATACGACCAGATGTCCAAAGATCTAAAGAATAAATACACACCACAAGAACTCGAAGCGATAATGAAAGATCCAAAGCATTACTCAGAGCTTGACGTTATTAAGCGGGCCTAAAATAGGTCGTAAGGCCCATGTACATTCTTACCAACCCATGATATAATTATATCATAAGGAGGTAATTAATATGGGTTATATCTTAGCTGGAATCTTGTTCGTAGTAATAGTTTCGTTCAATTACTTTCTTTGTGATCTTTTGAAAATTCATGAAAGTGAAAAAGGATTAAGATCGATTGTTAGCTTAGTAGGTACACTCTTTTCTGCATATATTGTTTGTCTTGTTTTCAAAGTTTTTTAATTAGTATTTTATAATTCCAACCTAGTCGTACAATTCCGAGGTAATTCCATTGGCTGATTCTCCTTTATTAGGCCCTAACGGGCAACCTATTTCTAATCCATTTTTCTCTCAACAGAACGCTAAGTCTGATGTATCTGTTAATGTTAGACCTGCTATTGAGGCTTTTAATGATCTACAGAAGGTATTGGATGGCGTTGCTAAAAACTTTGGTTCAGCTTTTCAAAACACGATTAAAAACAATTTAAAAGATCAAGAACAATTTTATAAACTAGTTGGTGATAAAGAAAATGAACGCCGTGTTAATGTTGACCGATTAAAACGAGCTGCCATTGATAGCGTAAATGAGGAAACAAAAGCTCAAATTGCTGCTTTTGAACAAAGAGCGCAAGCTGAGAAAGCCTCATCTGAATCAATCTCTAGAGGTAAACTTGATTTAGCTCTTAAAGCAACAAAACAAATTTCAGATATCGAAGCAAAAGCCGCTGCTAATGCAAAAGGTCCTGGAATTCTTGGTCGTAGTTTACAAGGTGTTCAGAATGTTGCTAGTCGTATTGGTGGTCCAATCGGCGGTTTAGTATCTGGTGCAGCAAATATTATTGCTGAACCGGAGGTTGCAATTCCAGGTGCAATCGTTGCAGCTCTTCTTGAGGCAACGATTCAGAAATCAAAGAATATAAAAGTAGGATTACAACTTGCTGGTGCTGGAGCAGGGCCACTTAGTCAAACTGGATTTGGAGCTGAGGCGACAGCTCAATCATTAAGCGATAGAGTATTTGGTGGGATAAGTATTGCTGCTTTGGGTCCTTCTGAACGTCGTGATCTTTTGACTGGAATGGCTCAATCTCGTACATTGGTAGGGCAAGCTGGAACAACAGCAGGGGCTTCAGGACTCACAGGTAATTTAGGGCTTTTTGCTAATATTCTTCCTGATGCTTCTAAAGAGATGGAACTTTTTACTGATGCTACTAAGAATTTAGGTATGTCACAAAGAGATATATCAAAGACATTTTTTCAGACAGCTAAATCCTCTAAAGATCTTCAAATTACGCAACTTGATGCTATTTCTGCTCAATTAGAGATGCAGAAAGCCCTTCGTAATATAACTAATGACGGAACAGTAGCAGCTAATGTGCTTGATACCGTAGGTAGTTTTTTCCGTGGTATTGGAAAGAGTGAAGCAGAAACTACTCGAATGACTTTAGGTGTAGCAAGTGCAGGAGCTAATCTTTCACTTGAGAAAATCCTTGGTATGTCCACATTTGTTAATGGTAAGATGCCAACTGTATCAGATTTATTTGGCACTCCTGCAGTTGGAATTGGTCCTAATAACCAAGGAACTATAAATAATCCTTTTGCTTTAATGGGTAATTTTTTAACGAAAGTTGGTGGTCAATCTAAAAATCCATTAGAACAGATTATGATGGCTAATCAACTAAATAAAGATATGGGATTAGGGATTCAGTTACAAGATCTTCCACAATTTTTTAAGATGGCTTCTACTTTAGGAAAAGTTGGTGGCACAAAGGCTGAAGATTTTGCAAAGCAAACCGAAGAAATGGCAAAGAGGGGGAAACGATTAAGCATTGAGGGTATGGAACACCTAAGTGAAATTGTATCTCCAATTCAAAAGATGGCACAATGGACTGAAGAGTTTTTTAATCGTCTTGAAGGAGTTTTGTCTAAATATTTTGGCGCGCCAAAAGGTGGACCAGTTCAGAATCCTTATACTGCAAAGAATATTGCTCCGCATAATGATCCAAAGAAGTACATGATATAAAATTAAGGAACAATTAAATGGCAACGATTTACCCACTTCGTCTCAATGATATTAATTTTTATGTAAATCCTCGAAACATGAAGATTACAAAGGCTGTTTCATACGGTACACTTCCAACACAAGGCGGAGTTCAGTACCAGATTTGGTATAATGCACCTGAGATGCTTATTATGACTGGTGCATCTGCCGGTTCAACAGCCTATCAGGAACTTCTATTTCTGCAGCAAAATTTTGAATCAAATAATAAGCTTTCTACTCTATTTTATAAAACTCAGATCTATCAGGGTTTTCTTACACTGTTAGACGTAGAAGCTTCCACAAGTCACTTGAATGAGTTTACATACACCATCAACTTTCAGTTGCTTTTTGGTCAGCAATTTAATATTGAAGATTTCTCAATCTCTACAACGAACAACGGGTTGGTTGAGGGTGCGATTGGTCAATTAGAGAATATCTTAAATATCCCATTGAATAAGGCAAGCTCAAATATCAGCAACCTGTTACAAAAATTCTAAGAATAGAAGAGAGCTCAAACAATGACACAAAACACGCAGGTAAGTCAAGAATACTTATTGATTAAGTGTTTTCTTTATAAATACACACCATTTTTTACTCAACAGTCAGCTGCTGCTACTGCTGGGGATTTTTCTTTATCGACCTTTACTCCATATTCTATTGATTTAGATGACACTAAGTACTTTACGAAGTATGATATCTCTAGGTTCGTTACTGATTACACGTTTCAGCAAAACATTGATGAAACAACCTATTCGTGGTCCGTTACCTTACAAGACCTTGCATTGAGTTATGGAACAATTAATAATAGTTTAAAGGTTCAGCCATTGTCTGGAAGCACGTTGACAAAAGGGCTTGCATTTTCCAACTCGTCTAACTCAATTGATTTATTAGCTGCGTATGAGACGAATGCCAATACGTTTGATAACAATTTAGATTTTGAAGGACCTATTTTACAGGCTAAGACAAACAGAGGTTTAACCCCTGGTCCTCTTACAGTTCAGAATACAAACTTAACTACTGTTCTTTCTACAATTTCGGGATTGCGACTTAGTGACTTAATTCAAGAGTATGATTTTATCTCATTATTTATCTATAAAAATCAGACTCCTATAACAAACATCTGGGGTACCTTTGGGGTAGCCGAATTACAGCCTAATAATAACAATCCCCTTCAGTTTTTTACATACGTACAAACGAATGATGTACCTCCAGTTGGGCTACAGAATCCAGTTGACCCTTATTTGCAGCAGGAATCAGTTCTATTGACCAAAATGCCCAATGGTCAGACCTTATTCTCCAATGAGTTTAATGGCTTCGTAATGAAGAAGAATACATCAAGTACAATCAACCAAGTAGATAAGGTTATTGTCAGCGGCAATGGTTGGAGTCGCTTGTTTGGCTCAACCCGTAGGGCTATTAAAACGTCCTTATTTGCAAACGCTTTATATCAGGCAGGACAGGTTACAGGTTTAAACGATGTTTCTCCTTACGAGACCATCTATGCTGGTCAACCGATTGGAAGCATCATTCAGGGTTTATTTGATACTGTTTATAAGATTGATTTTAACACAACAACTGATGCTGCTATCTCTGCAGCTTCAACTCCTATCAATCCTTTAAACTCAACGAACCTAAGCACGTCCACTAGTATTCAGGCAGGATTCTTTGCAAGTCCTTTGGGTGTTGCTAATCCTACAGCAGCTTCAACTCCATTTTCAGGTCCAACGCTGCCACCATTAGGAAGCAGCTTTTATAATATTACTTCCTTGATAGCTGGAAATTCATATCCTGCAAATTTGTTTACGTTGCCACCGTACTTATTGTCTACGGTTATGAAACTTAGACCATTTGCTTATATTGAACCATCAACCGTGCCTGCATCTGTTGATTTTATAAACAACATCGTTAGTCAGGCAAATGCTTTAGCCTCTGTTGCAACATCTGGTGATGCAAGCACAGGTGTATCACCTGCTTCATTTCAGCAGATTACACAAAATGTTGGTGGGCAGATTATAAACTATGGTAGTACAAGTCCAGTATTTCTAGATCCAAGCGTTCAAAATTTGCAAGCCTATTTTCAATTTTTAGATAACGTCTTTCTTTCCTTCAGTCCAGAACTGCAAACTCCGTATGAGATTTTGGATCAAATTAGAAAAATCACATTCGTTGAGATCTATGAACAAGCTAACGGTCAATTCATAGTTCGATCACCTCAGTATAATAATATGGCTGCGTCAGTACCAGGACGTTCTGATATCTCTATGATACGCAGCAGTAATTTAAATATCATGGCGACTAATTATACGGAAACAGTAGAAAATTTAGTAAGTAAGATTCTTACAGGATATTCGCCTAATATTCTTCCCATTTCAGTGCTTCAGCAGTTCGGATATTGTGATGGTAAACTGCTTATCCAGAATGGTTTATTAGAGATGGAAACGGCTGCAAATCCAAACGCCGCTACTGCTTCTTTATCTAATACCAACACGAATAATAGTAAGACAACAGGGATCTTTGGTTGGGCTGAATATTTGATGGCTCTTTCTAATGCAAAGCTTAAGTCAGGTACTATTAGCTGCGATTTAGATCCAACAATTCAAGTCGGGCAAACTTTTATAGATGAATCAAAATATAAATTTGGATATGTTGTTGAGTTAAGCAAGCAGGTATCTGTTACAGGAACTGCTACGATGAGTTTTTCCTTATCTTATGTACGTGACGCAGTTCCAGTGTACAATAACGTAAACGCAATTGTTGATATCAATGTAGATCTTCTTCCTGTTCTTACAGATATTGAAAATTCATTTGCTTCGTCAGGATCGTAATTATGAACAGTTATAGAATTTTTCAAGCGCAAATTTTAGCAAAAGACCCTACAACTCCTAGACAGTATTCTGTTATTGAGATTCCAAATGGTCAGAAACTAGTCGGTGTACAGCTTGGAAACGCTTTAAAGGATCAGAGTGCTCCGTTGCTTGGTAGTCTTGTGCTTGTCCTTCAGTTGGATATGTATCAATCTTATATTTTGATGATTATTCGTGAACCATTCGCATTTGTTACAGCAAACAATCAATTTCGTGGTGCTATACCTTCTACAGGGAATGTAGGTCAAGATATTCTTAATGGGGCTAATCCTATTCAAGATGGTGAAATTTTTATGGAAGCAACTGGCCCTTCTTCTCCGACAGGAGAGAGTACACCTGGTTTTGGTGCGCATTTGTACCTTGGGAACAATGGGGTTGCTCAGATTGAATCTGGATCAATGGGGGAACGTCTAATCATTGGCGGTGAAGGTACTGCTGATGATCATGAGGTTATCCTGTCTGCAGATAACGGCTACTTTGAATCTAATACTGGAACAGACAACATTCAAAGCACCTTTAACTATACAACTAACTCTTTAACAGGGCTTACAGAAGGGCTTCAGATAGCGACCCAAATTAATATTCCTACCACTGATGTTGGTATTCCAATTGCTCAGTTGACAATGGATACCATTGGGAATATCTCTCTTAATAATACCGTTTTTGGTACCGGTGCACCCTTAGCTTTTTTAACAATGGACCCAGTTGGAGATATAACGCTACATGGAACAACAGTCTCCATCCAAGGGACAGTTGATCTATCCTTACAGGCACCAGTTATTTCTCTTAATGGTGGCACAGGACAAGGCGTTGCAAGATTAGGCGATTTAGCTATTTCTAACTCAACCATTGATCCTGTGTATTGGCAATTCATTACTGCAATTCAAGCCTTTTTTACAAGCATTGCTCCTCTTACTGGTGGCGGTCCTGTTACACAGTCACAATTAGGGGCTTTGGGATTAGCATTTTTGGCTCAATCACCTATTGCACCACCTTCGCTTACGTCTAAAATTTCTACTGCGTCTGTTACTGTAACGGCGGGAGATTAATATGCCTCAATCAACAACCGTCGCCCTTAGTATTTGTGTTATCAATTTTATTAGACAGATCCTTTGTAATAACCCAATTCTTAAGGCAACATTTAAAACATTTTTACAGACACAGATCGCTGCTGCTGACCTTACGATCGCAACCTTGGGTGCTCAGATTGCTCGTCTTGATCTTTTGAATGAGTTTGCCATGCTAGAAATTCAAACATTAGCTGCAGTTCAGAATAAGATTCAGGCAGAACTCAACGTAGTTCTTGGTCCAATGCAAGCATATGCCACATGCCCTACGATCAGCCAATTTATTGCGCAAGCTGAGAGCGGTGCAACAATTAAAGCTTTAGCTGGTCTTCAGAATCTGATCTATACGTATAATCGCAGAGCATATTTGGCTAACGCTGTTTCAAGCCAAGTAAAACAATTACAGAACTTTGTAAATACAGCTAATGCCTTTTTAACGCTCATAGATCAAGTTTGTAATTCGTAATAGGAGAATTCACTTGTCAGATCTTTTACTTACAACGCTTAACTTTCCAGGACAGCCACAGTATCCTCCACAACAGGGAAATCCTCCCCAGTATTTTGGAGAGCAGACCAATGATCTTCAGATTGGATCTAATAATGATTTTACTTTGGTGACTGGTCTTGAGGAAACGCAACAAGACATATTAAAGATCTTGCTTACCGAACAAGGTGATAATATTCTTTTCCCTTTGTATGGTACAACGCTTCAATCTGTAATTGGTAACAAGGTAAATCCTAATACGATTGCAGGTACAGTTCAGCAACAGATTACTCAAGCGCTTCAAATCTTGTATCTGCTTACTCAAAATCGCTCCAACCCGGCAGAGGTCGTACAAACGCTTTACTCATTAAACACGCAGCTTCAAAACCTAACCAGTGTTTCAACTTTACTTACCGTTATAGCAGCTAGCGGGCAAGAAATAACGACTGGTATTCAAATTAGCACAATATAAGGACATTACTATGGCTCTTCCTACATTTAGTCAAATTTTAACAAACATGCTTTCGTTTTTACAAGCTTCGCGCCCAGATATCGCGACGCAGACAGGAAGCGTTGTAAATGACGTGGTTTGTTCTACGGTTGCTAATGAACTTTCACCAGAGAATGGTACAACAGATACAGGAGTATACCCAGCTATCCAATATGTTCAAGATGTTCAGGCTTTTGTTACTAATGCAGCTATCATATCTATGGCTGATCTTGATGCTATTGGTAACAACTATGGTATGACTCGTCTCCCAGGTACGCAAGCCACTGGTATCGTGACGTTTCGTATTAGAAATTATACAACCTCTAGTCCTATCATCACAGTTCCTTCTGGTACAACAGTATCTACCTTGTCTACATCGGCTTCACCAGCTGTATCATTTGCTACAACAGCAACCGTAACGTTTATCCCATCTCTTGCGCCAAGCTACTTCAATCCAGTTACAGGTTTCTATGAACAAAGCACGACAATCGTAGCTCAAACAATCGGGACAGTAGGTAACGTTGCTGCAAACACAATTACATCACTTGTTGGACCTGGTATTGGTGTTGATGCTGTAACAAACACTGCTATTACAAGCGGTGGAACTAACGTTGAATCTAACATTCAATTTGCAGCGCGCATTCAGATTAAGCTTGAAGGAAACAACGTTGGTACTCCTAATGGCATTGAAAGTCTCATGGAGACTAACCCAAATGTTATTCAAGCTCTAGTTGTTGGACCAAATGACCCAAATCCTCCATCCAGAAATCAATACGGCGGCAGCGTTAACGTTTATATTCGTGGACAGATACCAGTAACAGTAACAGAAACGTTTACATATTCTTCAACAGGTTCCCAGTCTTATATATTGCTTAATCAACCAGCGCTATCAGTTGGATCAGTGACTGGGGTTGTTGGTGGCAACCCATATACATTTATACCTGGCGTTGATTATCTATTTGAATTAAATCCAAATATCTTATTTGCAGGAAGCATTGATGCAGGAAGTTATATCACGTTTACTATCAAAACGTTTTTTAATATTACCACAGTAGGACTTCCATTTACTGTTGCTACGGTTACAGATGGTACTCATTTGATTGTTTCTTCCACCGCAGGTATGACAATCGGTGATACGATTAAACAAGGTGCTTTTGCAACAACTATTACATCAATTCCTGATGGAACGCATTTGGTCGTTAACTCAACACTCGGATGGAGTACTGGAAGTGCAGCTGATATCTCAGTTAATCAATTGACAGTTTCTACAGCATCAGGAATGAGCGTAGGCGATGTGATTAGCCAAGGTTTAGCTTCTACATCAATAACATCTATTGTTAGCTCAACATTAATTACGGTAACAAATGTTTCGCCTTTTATAGCTGGATCCGCTTCATTTGGTGGGTTCGTTCCAGATAATAACACGGTGGTTACTGTCACCTATACATATGATAGTTTAATCCCTACACTTCAAGCCCTTTTAGATAATAATTCTAATCATATTATTGGATCAGATATTTTGGTCTTTGAAGCTACTCAGGCATTCATTAATTTTACAGCAGGAATTTTGGTCATCCCTGGTTATGTATCTGCTACTGTTATTACAAATGTTCAAACTGCGCTTTCGACATATATCAATTCACTTGGTCTTGGCGCTACAGTCGTTTTGAGTGAACTGGTTACAGTTACACAAACCGTAGCCGGTGTATCAGAGGTAGATTTAAGTAGCTTGATCTTACAATCAGTTGACAGTGGAGTAACCACAACAATTCCACCAGGACAGCAAATTTTCGTAGGTAATAATGCTTATACAGTGACAAATAGTTTAACTATCACTGTAGAATCATAAGAGGACACCAATATGATAAATTATAGTACAAAAGTAAATGAATTAGTTATTCCAATAGCTGTCAATTCCGAGAGTCACATTATCGGGATTGTTGGCGTTTCAACATATGCTTCTGGAATGATACGTTTGACTCAGGTTCCTCAAGGTCCTGGTCCAGCCGTTGTAATTCCGGGGTATAGTGAAATTTTAACTGGAACACCTACTGGTACAGAATTTTTGGTTGACTATATTACTGGTGTTATAAGTTTTTCTACAGCGCAAAATGGTAATACTATTGCTGCTTCTTATACAGGATTAGGTTCAGAAATCGCTGCTGAAGACATTAATGAAGTTCAAGATCCTCTTAATTCAATTGCGCAGTTAAATATTACCTATAATTGGCCTTCTGCTCCTACAGTATCTTGGTCACTAGCCTCCAGTGTTATCTTGGATGCAAATATCTCATCTAGTGCAGCTATTGCTTTATCTAAGCTTGCTGCATTGAATGATTCTATTGTTCCTGTCACTAATGCTTCTGGTGTTCTTACTTCATCCACAACAACCGCAACCCAACTTAGCTTTTTAGATGCTACCTCTTCAATTCAAACTCAGTTAAATGGCAAACAAGCAACAGGTAATTATCTCACTGCTTTAACAGGTGATGCAACAGCAACTGGTCCTGGATCAGCAGTCTTAACATTAGCTACAGTCAATTCTAATGTAGGATCATTTACATATTCAAATGTAACTGTTAATGCAAAAGGTCTTGTTACAGCTGCGTCTTCGAATACAACGACTGGTTCAGGAAATATTGTTCTATCAACTTCCCCTACCTTAGTTACTCCAGTTTTAGGCACACCAACGTCAGTCACCCTCACCAATGCAACTGGTCTTCCTCTAACAACAGGTGTCACAGGAGTATTACCTGTATTAAATGGTGGTACAGGAACTACAACATCAACAGGTACAGGTTCTGTAGTTCTTTCAAACTCTCCTACTCTTGTTACTCCAGCATTAGGAACACCTTCGTCTATTACACTTACTAATGCAACAGGATTATCATTAACTACAGGTGTCACTGGTATTCTTCCAGTTCTTAATGGTGGTACGGGGGTAACAACCTCAACAGGTACTGGTAGTGTAGTATTATCTAATAGTCCTACTTTAACAACTCCAAATCTTGATACACCAACATCTGTCACACTCACTAATGCTACAGGACTTCCTTTAACTACCGGTGTTACAGGAACATTGCCTGTTCTCAATGGTGGTACAGGTCAAACAACATACACAGCTGGAGAATTGCTTATTGGAACAACAGGCGGTTCTCTTACTCCAGCAACCTTAACTGGAACGACTAATAATTTAGTTGTGACAAATGGATCAGGAACTATTACATTATCTACTCCATTAACATCGGCGAATGCTTTAACATTCCCTACTGGTACAGGAACAAGTGGTCAATTCCTTCAAACTAATGGTTCTGGTACGTTAACTTGGGCATCTGGTGGAGCTGGTTCAGTAGGTTCTGGAACAATTTATCAATTAGCGTATTATTCTGCAACAGGAACAGCTGTTACTGGATATTCTGGTATTACTACAGATGCAAGTGGTAATTTAAATGTTACTACTACTAATGCTGCTTTACAATTAACTGGTGGAATAACTAGTGCATATATGGAAGGTGGAGCAACATTTTATATAGGGAATAATAGAAGTGGTGTTGGTACAATTCCTAATGCATCCTATTCTGTAGCCAACATAAATCTCAACGCAACTACAGGGGCATCTAATATTTCTTTATATACTGCACCTACAGTTAATACTGCAGGTTCACTGGTTGCACAATTTTCAAATAGCGGACTTGCCATGCAAGGTCTTAAAATTACTGGTATGGCTAATGGTAGTGTATCTACTGATGCTGCTGCATATGGACAACTTATTACATCTTTAACAGGATCTGTTACAGGTTCTGGTTCAGGTGCTGTTGCAACAACTATTTCAAGCGGTGCAGTAGCTGGTAGTACTGCAAATAGTGGTGGTTCTCAGCAGCAAATTCTTCAGGGTACTGTTTCAACTCCAGACTTCAGAGCTAATGCTGTTCATAATATTCAACATGCTGTAGATAGTGATCCACAAAGTCTTTCAGGGTATAGTGCCTGGACTTCAGTTACAATTACTACCATTGGTGGTCCTGTATTGGTTATGGCTAATGGAACTTTTAATTCTGCTGTTAACACTTTAGGACTTGGTTCAATTGCTATATCACGAAATGGTGGTAGTACAAATATACCAGGTGCATATGGTCAAGCTGATACAATATCTTCTGCAGGTGGTGGAACTGTAACAATATCTGTGTCTGCAATTGATTCGCCAGCCGCAGGAACGTACACTTATACATTTTATTATGTTACTTCAAGTGCTACTTTTCAACCTTTTGGTAGATCATTAACCGTTATGGAAATTCGAGTTTAATTAAGGATAAATTATGGGATTTTACGGATCAGGAAGTCTTTACGGATCAGGTAGATTCTACACTGGCGCAACGTCAGCTGAAGATTCTAGTATTCCAGAAGATTTACGTTTTTATAGAACATCTCAAGATGGCGTCTATGTATTTTGGTGGGGATTTAATCCATTATTTATTTCTCCATCATTAGCAGATGCTGGTTTTGATTTGGAACTAGATACTGCATCCTTTTCTTTTACAGTAGTTACAGTAGTAGATTCTGCTCATTTGATTGTTTCTTCCACCGCTGGAATGGCAGTCGGTAACTCTATCTTTCAAGGGAATACCACGGCTATCATTAATTCAATCATTGACTCAACGCATTTGATCGTTTCCAATACTGCTGGACTTGTTGCAGGAATGGCGGCTGACTATGTTAGCTTTAGTGGTCCAAATTTGGTTACATTTACACAGCTTACGGCTATTACTTTTCAAAATGGTAATGTTAGAAAGGGTTTTGCTGTTCCAGTAGCTCCTCGAGTAAATGGGATTGTTCAAACATGGTATGCTCGAGTACGAACACATACTGGTTCATTTATCTCAGGATGGTCTGATATTTTAGAGTGGACTATTCCAATGAGTGTACAGCAATCGACTGCAGAAGCATTGATGAATTCTTTACCAGATTATCACGTTTATGGAAAGGGTGATCTTTTAAAACCAGTTGATCAGCGTAAGACTAACCTATGGCTTGTTGAGAATATGTATGGGAATCAACTTGATCAGGTTTATTACACAACATATCTTACCCGAACAAACAATTTCGTAGATCTATGTGTAGATGAAGATCTATATCAAAATTTCGGCGTGATGTTTAATTTTCCTAAGCCTCTTAACATGCAATATGTAGATTATCGTTGGATTTTGATAAATCTATATCTAGCTTCTTTGGTTGGTGGAACTAATGAGGCTGTTATTTTAGCCGTGAGTGCTTTTACTGGTATTGATCCAACAATTACTAATGTTCGTGATCAGAATAACTTCATCTTAACCACAAGTCAAGATCAACCTATAACTCAAGTACTTAATACAACCACAATTACAACTGTTATAGATGGTACTCATTTAGTAGTTGGCAGTACAGTTGGATGGGTTACTGGTTCTGCCTTAGATACAACCGTTTCTGTTCCTTTTACTGTTACAGCTATCACTGATCCAACTCATTTAACTGTTTCTTCAACAACTGGCATGACCGCTGGTGATACAATTGAGCAATCAGTATTTTATCTGTCATCTCCATTCAGCTCGGAATTGGTTGTAGAAGATGTTACACAAGGTGCAGGCAATCCATACCTTTTAACAGCCTCAACCTATGCTGTTTTAGGCGATACTGCTGTAACAAACACTGGAAATACTGTTCTCCACGGAGATCTTGGTATTTCTCCAGGGACGACTATTACAGGTTTTCCTCCAGGAACTTATTCTGGTGATCTTCATCAAGGTGACACAGCAGCTGCTCAAGCTCATACTGATGCAACTGCTGCAGCCACAAGCTTGCAAGGAATGGGACCTGGAACTAACATTAGTTCTACTGATTTAAACGGGTTCGTAGCAACCCCAGGCGTATATAGTGCAACAGCAGCTGGAACATGGACTGCAACTGGCAATCTTACTCTAAATGGAGCAGGAACTTATGTATTCTTATTTGGAACTTCCCTTACGGTTGGTGCAAATTGTAGCGTTATTTTAGAAAATGGTGCTACAGCTGATAATGTCTACTTTGTAACAGGTACAACCTTCACATTTGGAGCCAACGATACGATTAATGGTACTATTTTAGCTGGTACTTCTATTACTTTTGCTTCTAATAGTGTTCTTAACGGCAGAGCTCTTACATATGGACCTTCTGGTACCACAGTAACATTTCCAAGCGCTGGATTGGTTACAGTGCCAGCAAGTTCTGCTCCAGGTTCTGGATTGATAGTTCCACCATCTGATTATACTGTAAATATGGCGCTAGGTTATTTTACAATGAATACCCCAACAACCCATACACTTCAGGCTACATTTGATACCGGTTCTCCTATTAAGATATTTAATCCATTACAAGGAGCAACCGCTTTATCAGGAATAGTAACGTTTACAAATGGCAGTACTGCTGTCACTGGAAACACAGCCGTTCTCCCAGCACCCTTATTAACTGCTAATACCTATGCTGTTTTGGCTGGTACAGCAGTAACGAATACTGGTGATACCGTTTTGACCGGAGATCTTGGTGTTTCTCCTGGCAGTACGGTATCAGGCTTTCCTCCTGGTACGTTTACAGGCAATTTACATAGTGGCGATGCAGCTGCAGCACAGGCGCATACTGATGCTACTAATGCAGCAGCCACATTATTGGCAATGCCAGTTACTACTAATATCACTTCGACGGATCTTGGTGGTTATGTCGCTACACCAGGACATTATAATGCTTCTGCAGCTGGTACTTGGTCAGCAGGACCTCTTACTTTGAATGGCGCTGGTACATACATCTTTTCGTTTGGAACTTCTCTTACACTTCCCGCAAATGCGACAGTTGTTTTAACTGGTGGAGCAACAGCAGCCAATGTATATTTCATCACAGGAACTACGTTCACCTTTGGGGCTAATAATACTGTGAATGGTACGATCTTGGCAGGTACATCCATTACATTTGCAGCTTCAAGTGTACTTAATGGCAGAGCATTGTGTTATGGACCTTCTGCGACCACTGTTACATTCCCTAGTGCTGGTACGGTAACTGTTCCTGCTGATTCTTATATACCTGGAACAGAGTTTTTGACACAGCTTACAGTTGGTGATCAGATAACTGATGCAGGTGGTATTTATTTAGGTACCGTGGCAGAAATTCTATCAAATACATCTTTAGTTTTAGCAAATCAATGGTTTGGACCAACAGAATCAGTTACAGCTTATAGATTGCAATACAATGAGACTCAATTACCTGTTCCCGTTCTTTGGGATACTGGTACATTGGCATTCGGCGTAATTATTACAATCAATGATCCAGGGGAGTTTATTCTTCCTTTATTAACAACGCTCGAGAGTATAGTTAATCAGCTCGTTCCAGCTTCAGTAAAAGTCTATTACGTCGTAGTCGAATAAAAAGATTCACAAAGGAGAAGTTTATGGCATCAGTATTTTTTAGCAACGCGCAGCGTATTATCGCACAAATCTTTGAATGGTTACAATCGAGTCTTCAAACTCGTGTTGCTAATCTTATTACTGATACCTTTCAAACTGGTATTGATAAATCAACGTCTTCAGGAGAAGGTTTTCTTGTTGTCCCAGGTACTAATAATACAGCAGCTGCTCCTACTGTAAACGTAACGTTAGGCGGTATTGCCTATGATCCTCTAGGGAATAGAATTTTCATTTCACCTAGTGATACGACATTATATAATGAAGCTAATGTTACAGAAACAACAAATGATGGTCTTGGCAATCAGATTCTTACGCCACAGTCATCTGGCGTTATTAATATCCCAGTAACGCAGAATTCAGCTAATTACATCTGGATCGATTATCTTGCCACAACTAATACGTTGGCTTTCACATTAAACGAGATCACAAATGCGAAGATTTTCTATGAGATAACAGATGGGTATAACATTCAAGTTACAACGACAAATGTTCCGCCTGATGCAAATTCAGTTTTCTTAGCATCTGTTACAACAACCGGAACAGCTGTAAGTTCAGGACAAATTTCTCAGGTAGGACGCGTTTATTATGCTCTCTTACCAGGATTAATTTCTGAGACGGGCGTTGGTGAAGGTACACAGTTTCAATTAGCTTATTACCCATCAACTGGTACAGGAGTCGTAGGCAATCCAAATGTTATGGTTGGTGATGAGGTTGTAGTAACAGACATTAATGGTGTTCCTACTACAACTGGGAATGGTTCTACATCAGCTACAGAGATTGGATATGTGCATGGGGTTACTTCATCTATTCAGACTCAGCTAAATGCGAAATTTGCTGCTGCAGGAACTGGTTTGACTTCTTCTGGTGCGACGGTTGCCGTTGCAAATGGTGGGATCGCTGGCAGTACATCTAACACAGGTACACAACAACAGATTGAGCAAGGTACCATTGGTACAATTGATTTACGTACCAGCTCTGTAAATGGTTCTACTGCTAATAGTGGTGGAACAGCGCAGCAAATTGCTCAAGGTACAATCAGTACTCCAGACTTCAGAGCTAATGCTGTTACAAATATGGTGCAATCTCAATCAACTTCAGTAACTTTTTCTGGTACAACAATTGCAACAGTTACAATCACTACAATTGGTAAACCGGTTTTGTTATCATGGTCAGTTTGTTTAATTGGACAAACAGCTGGTAGTGGTCCATCTTATCCTATAGGATTTCAAACAAATGTTAATCTGGATGGAACAGCAGTAGCAGGTACATTTAATCAAGTTCTAGATAATATGGGTGGTAATGCGTCAGGTGAACAAGGAGAACATTGTGCATGTGGCACAACTATTGTAACTCCTTCTGCTGGTACGCACACATTTACATATTATTATGCTATGACTGGTACCACAACCTTCGTTGCTATTCAAAATTATACATTAACTGCCGTGGAGATTCGAGCTTAAGAAATTATTTGGTATTTAGTTTCTGCAGCAGAGCATCAATCTCTTTCTGTTGCTTTTCAATGAGTCGTTGCTCGTAGCTTTTACCAAGCTTCAATGTAACCTTAGCTCCCATTGCAAAATTCTGCATTCGGCGAGCGTCATAGTCATTAAATAACTCAATGGCAAACCGTTTGGTATCTAATACGCGAACAGCTCCTTCAGCAAGCACCTTAGTCTGATCCATCTTATTAATACGAGCTTCATCAGCCTGTTGTGTTGCTTCATCGGTTGTTTGTTGGGCTGCAATTCCTGATTCTGCTGATTCAGCCCTAACTGTTTCATTTGTAGTAATTGCTTCAGCATTTTCAATGTCTTGATAGTCGGCCGGATCCGTTGGAGGTCGATTACCCATGGCCGATGCGTTTATGGCAAACAAGCTTATCACTGCTAAAATGTATTTTTTCATTTTTATAATCCTCTCTGTTTATTAAGCTACCTTACTATAATAACATACTTATCTAATTTAATCAAGATTTATTTTAGGAGTCAAACATGCATAAATTTACGTGGAAACCTGATTTACCAGATATTAGAGATATTCACTACTCATCAAATCATCATGTCTGTAAACTTGAAATGCTACCTACAGCGGTGGATCTTCGTCCTAAATGTTCACCAGTGGAAAACCAAGATCAATTAGGATCTTGCACAAGCTTTTCTTTAGCTGGTGCACTTGAATTCTTAGAGGAACAGTCTTTAGTTACCAAAACTGCTTCGCCTGAGATCTTAATACAAAATCAATATGCAACCTTCTCTCACTTGTTTATTTATTATAATGAGCGTGCTATGGAAGGTACAATTAATGAGGATGCAGGTGGACAGATTCGTGATGGCATTAAAACCCTAGCGACATTGGGTGCTGCTCCAGAATCTCTTTGGCCGTATGATGAGTCAAAGGTTTTTAATAAACCCGCTGATGCAGCTTATGCTGAGGCCCTAAATCATAAGATTACGGCCTATATTCGTTTAGACACGTTAGCAGATATGAAACACTGTCTTGCGGCTGGATTTCCATTTGCTTTTGGATTTACAGTTTATGACTCGTTCGAAAGTCCAGAGGTTGCGCAAACAGGTTTAGTACCAATGCCAAATCAGATGACTGATTCTTGCGTTGGTGGACACGCTGTATTAGCAGTAGGATATGACGATAAAGAACAAGTAGTGATCGTGCGTAATTCCTGGGGCCCAAGTTGGGGATTGCAAGGATATTTCAAGCTTCCTTATGCTTATATCTCTAACCCAGACTTGGCAAGCGATTTTTGGACAATTAGGCGATAATCTATGCTTATATTTAAACACCCTATTATTTTAATTTCTAATATAGTTAAGGTAGGCGTAATTTGGCTAACAGATTGCATTAATTGGATTTGGAACCCATTTGATAAATTTACTCGCCCATTGATCTTGAAACGTACTGAATCGTTAGATATGAAAGCTATTTCTTTTGAGGTTGCTTTAGTTCAATTTAATCATGACAATATTGTCTATGATTCAACAATTAGTAATGGTACTACTTTTGATGATGTAGGTGATGAAGCACTTTGGCATGGGATCACGGTCGCCATGTGGTGTATTAAATATTCTGTTACAAATGATCCTCTTGATTTAGAAAAAATTAGACAAGGCCTTATTGGTCTTGACCTACATCAAACAGCACATGGTGAACCTGTTAGACGGTTGATTCGCGGTGTTTCAGATCCATTAAATCCTAAAACTTCTTTTATAGATGATGTATCTAATGATGGAGCAAGTGGACATATCCTTGGGATCTATTATGCGTGGAAATATGGCGATGCTGATATTAAACAAAAAGCTGCTATATTAGCACGTGGCATTGCTGATGAAATTTTAAATAATAATTATTGTTTGATTGGTCCTACAGGAGTATCTACAACTTACGGCACACTCATTGATGGATGGCTTACTAATCCAATGACCTTGACGCTTTGCTTAGCTATTTTAAAAGTTGCGTTTGTTATAACATCTGATTCAAAATACGAAACTGCCTATGAAGATGTTCTTGCAACCTATGGGTGTATAGATTTATATAAATATCCAAAGGTTTCATTTTTAACGTTCAATAATTGGAATGATGATCATCGTGCTGCTATTCATTTGTCAATTTTAGCTGATCTAGATATATCTAATGATAATTTTGTAAATGGCTTAAAACGACTTTGGAAATTAAATCAAAATTCAGGCAATGCATGGGTTGCTTATCTATGTGGAAAGCATTTTAGTATCTCTGCAGCTGATTTGACTCCTTGCTTAACGCGTTTGAATGAATTTTATGTAGAAGATGAGAACAATATTCAAAAGATTAATTCTACAAACCCAGCTGTTGGTGGTTTAGGGATTAATATTTTTACCTATGTTATCTTTTGGTTTATGACAGGGAATTCTGTATCTACTCAACCTTTGCCTTTATGGTGGACGGGTTCACAGGATTTTCGATGGCAACGTTGTCCTTATAGCGTTGATGATTGGATTGGCAATACAACTCCTAGTCAGATATTCTTTGGCTGTGATTTTCTGATTGCGTATTGGGGTTTTAAACAACTTGGATGGATCTAGGAAAAATTATGAATTGGATTGACATTTTTAAACAAGCAGCAGGATTCTTTACCCCATCAGCTCCAGTGATACCTTCATTTGATGGGACACAGCTATCATTGGTTAGAAAAGCTACTGACACATGGTGTACACAAGGTGAGCTCTCTATCAATGGTTCGTTTGTTTGTTATACAATTGAGCTTCCTAAGGTTGAACACAATGGCTCAAACGTTTGTATCCAGCCTGGAACATACTCTGTATCTTTATACCAAGGTTCTAGATGGCCTTTTAAAACTCCATTGTTAGCTACTTCTGCTATTGGAAGAACTTTCATTGAAATTCACCCAAGCAACTATGCTATCAGGCCTTCTGATGGACAGGTTTTCTTGGAAGGTTGTATTGCTCCTGGTCTTTCTCAAGGTCAGGATTTTGATAATAGTTCTAAGGACGCTTGGGATTTAATGATGTCCAAGATTGATTGGACCAAGCCCGTTCAAATAATTATCACTGAAGAGATCTAACTTACCTACTCAAAATACTTCTTGACAAACGTATATAATAGAGATATAAATAGTGTATGGACAAATGCTTTATTTGTCGTACCCGTGCTACGCATCGTTTTAATGATTGCGTCAGTGCTACCTGTTCCTGTATTTGCGTTCAACAGATTTATGTCTTCCCTAAGAACGAACTTATCGAAGATGTTCCAGACGATAGTCCAAAATTTCTGAAGATCAATAATGTAGAAATTAAGAAGCTTCCAGATTTAGCTAAAGAGGTTTCTCGACTCGCGAAGATAGACAAGCACGAATGGCTTAAGCTTAAAAAAGATCGACGATTTAAAAGCAAGAGATATGAGCACAATAACGCTTAAAACCCCTGAACAAATTGAATTAATTACTAAAGCTGCGGTGATCCTCTCGGATTGCCTCAGCTTTTTATCTTCCAAGGTACAACCTGGAGTTACTGGTCTTGAGATCGATAAACTGGGCGATGATTTTGTACAATCTTTTGGTGCAACAGCTGCTTGTAAGGGATACGATAATTTTCCCAATGGCATGTGCATTTCAGTCAATTCTGGAGCTGTTCATTGTGTCCCTAATAATACACCTTTTCGCCCAGGCGATGTTATTAAATTAGACATGGTTGTAGACTATAAAGGTTGGAAAGCTGATTCCGCTATGACTGTTTTAGTTCCACCCGTTCGCCCTGAGGTTCGGAAGCTTGCAGAGAACACATACTCTGCAATGAGAGATGGCATTAGAGCAGCTTTAGAAGGCAATACCGTGCAAGATGTCAGCAGAGCAATTTATGCTGCTAGAAATGAATCTGGGGTGATCCAACCATTCACTGGACATGGTATAGGACAGTCAATCCATGAAGGTCCTGGAATTCCTAACTACGTTGATCAGAATAAGAATTCTTTGTTGGTTACAGGTATGGTTTTGTGCATAGAACCAATCTTTTGCATCGGCGATCCTGCTATCTATCATCAAAAGGGTCAATGGAACACGTGGATGCTCTCAGGTGAGGTAGCTGCTCATTTTGAGCATACAATTGTAGTCAATCCTGCAGGTCAACCTCCTACCATCTTAACATTGCGTAACAACGAAACTATTTAAGGCCCCCGGGGGTTTACAAACTTAACTACTCATGGTATAATAAGAGAGTAAGGTAAATCATATATCTGGGAGGATAAAATGAATAGACACTTTCTGAAGTGCGCATTTTGTGAACGACCATTGGCAGTTAATGTTGAAAATGGTGATGAATTAGAGATTATTTTAAAGCATGCGTGTCCGTTGTGCGGAGAATTGGCACTTCGTTATATGGGACGTGTTCAGCATACGAATTTAGTGAAGACTGGCGTAAAATCAGCTTGTGATCTTCGTTGTACCAATGCTGTTGGACCTAAATGCGATTGCTTGTGTGAACATGCAAATCATGGTACGCATCGTTTGATCATCTTTGATAAGGTGGTTGGTCGGTTGGAAGTTGTTGAAAAAGACTTGCTTAATGATAATGAGAGATACCTCGCTCGTATTAAGCGTATGGCTGCTGCGAAGAATAGCATAAAAGTGAAGGTTATCACGTTCTTGACCTATCAATATCGTGAAGCTATTGCAGTTGTTCGTACACGTGATACTAGAAATTATGAAGCGTGGCGTAAATATTATACCTATCAAGACTTGCTGAAAAAGATCGATAAGATTGAGGATTTACAGAGCATTCAGAAAAAGATCAATTCGTTGACACACTTGATTCCTAAGATTGGTACAACGCTTGATTATCTTGAAGCTTTGAGCGCCAAAAAAGAAGAGGTGCCTGCATGAACCTCATTTTTAAGTTTTTTGACTTCTTAGATAGGATTGAACAACGAAAAGTTGTTAAAGAAGAGATTGAGAACTTTGTGCGATTGCAGCAGCGGAAGGCTACTATTCTTCGTTTAAAACGAGAGATTGAAAAGGCTAAATGAACAAGATTGTAGAGATCAAATTTGGGTCTCATCTTTACGGGACTGATACTCCGTTAAGTGACTCAGATTTTAAGGGTATCTATGTTCCCACTGCACGAGAGATTGTCTTAGCTCGTGTAAATAGGAACATCAGTACCTCTAGACCCAAGCGTGAGTATGAAAAGAACACCAAGGATGACGTAGATTCTGAGATTTTTAGCCTCACAGAATATCTGCGTCTGCTTTGTGATGGTCAGACAGTAGCTCTTGATATGCTTTTCGCCCCTGATTCCTTCCAGATCTTTAAGGGAAAAGATTATCACTTATTTAAGACAATATATGATAATAAAGATAAGCTGCTGTCAAAAGGCATCTTGAGCTTCATTGGCTATGCTCGGAAGCAAGCCAGTAAGTACGGGATTAAAGGTTCACGTGTTCGATCGGTAAAGGACACCATTGAATTTCTTAATACATTTGATGGTATGGCTTTATTGCAGGAATTGCCACTTGACGCTTTCATAGCTCGAGGGGATGAATTCATTAAGTATTTTGAAGGTACTGATCCGAATGGTATTACTCGCAAATATTTTGAGGTTTGTGGTCGCAAGTTTCAGATGACGAATTCCGTGAAGTATAGCCTTGGGATTTTAGGCAAGATCTATGCTGAATATGGACATAGAGCAAAATTGGCTGAAGTAAACGATGGGATTGACTGGAAAGCTGTCAGTCATGCTGTCAGGGTTAACTTTGAGGGGCAAGAGTTGTTGAGAACAGGCTTTATCACGTTCCCATGTCCCAACCGTCAGCTTTTGTTAGATATCAAAACAGGAAAGATGGGATATAAAGAAGTAGAAGCTATCATTGACGCTGGACTGTTAGATTTAGAAGTAGCACAGGCTAATTCTTTGTTGAGAGCGAAACCGGATGAGCAGTGGGTTGACGATTTTCTGTACGATGTTTATTCAGGGATTGTAAAAGCACAGTAGATTGTTTGGGCGTGTAGCTCAGCTGGCTAGAGCATTCCCTTGATAAGGGAAAGGTCGTAGGTTCGACCCCTACCGCGCCCAGAGAGTTTATTGAAGGTTTATCGCTGAGGTAGCTCAATTGGCAGAGCAGTTGTTTTGTGAATTTCTAGTAATGGGAATTGACATAAACAACAGGTTGCAGGTTCAATTCCTGTCCTCAGCTGTAAATCTTTATGAACGAAGAGAATAAAAATCCTGTGTTCCCATGTATCTGTGGGCACTCTATTACTGCTCACGGTGAAGAAGGTGGTGGTTCATACGGTGGTTGGGATTACGATTCTGAGGGTAACGAAGTTTTTAGAGAAAATCAGGAACAACCTATGCCGGTATGTTATGAATGCGGACCAAATATTTGTAATTTTGTTGAGATGAATAATCTAGAGTATTTAGAATTGAAAAGCAAATAAAATGACTGAATACGAAAAATATAAAAATTATTATTTAAATTACTACTATACACATAAGGATAAGCAGAAAGCTTATTACAAATT